TATTCTTTGGTAAAATAATTTCTGTATTATTTAATCCATTTTTAATATCTCTTGAATAATATGTATAATAATTACCAAGAAGTGCTTTATTACTATTGTAATAATAAATGTTTGTTAAAACAAAACTTGGATTTCCTTTTATTGAAAAATACATACTATAATCATTATCAACTTCCATTAGATCACTTGCTATAGAAAAAACATCAGTAGTACTTCTATCATATATTTCTATATCATACAATGAAGCATTTGGAATATAAATAACAATATAGCCATCTTGTTCAACAATAAAATCATAATTTTTTATATTATTATTATAACTAAATGAACCATTATTATAACTTGCATTACCATAAGCTACAAGTGGAGTAATTTCCATTTGTGTATCCATTTTTTCAAGTAAAGTTTCATCAAAAACTGCACAAGCAAATGAACCACTATAAGTTTTAGGCATATTTATAGAATAAGTATGTCCTTTTTCACATCTAATATAACCTATTCTATAGCTTTCTGTATATTTATATAATTTATAATAAATTTCATTTGTTATATTATAATAACCAACACCTAAATACCAAGTAGTTTGAATTACCATAGTCTCATTTAAGTTTCTACCTTGTGGCAACCATTTTCCGTTTTCAGTAAAACATTTATTATTTGTATATACTTTTAATATACTATCACCTTGTGGTACTAATGTATCGCTTGGCACTAATGAACTACTAGGTTCTAATCCACTAAATACTGTATTGTTTCCTTTAATCTTAAATTGTAATAAATTACCTTCAAGACAATTATCAAGAGTTAATGGATTATTTCCAACTTTTTCTACTGTTAAATCTTCAATATCACTTATTTTTAATTCTATACTATCAATATCTTGTGTTATAGTAGTTTGTTTTTCACTTCTATCTCCAATTTCAGAAACAATAGATTGTATTTGCTGATTCGCTTTATCTATTTCAATAGCAGTTTTTCTACGCAATGTTTTATCTTCAGTTTCGTATAGATATTTTTCTTCTACTTCTGATAAAGCAGGTATTGAAATGCTATTATATAATGTTCCGTTATATTCGTGCGTATTATTTAATGCAAATGTTCTATATGTTTCTCCTTGTGGATTTATAACTTTGATTCCATCATTGAAACTTAAATATACACTTCCAAGCAGATCTATATCTAATGGTTTATATGTTAAACCAAATAAACCTCTAGCACCTTCCAAAAACGCATTTCTTAATGTATCTGTATAAGCTATATAATCTTCTTCTACTATTAATTCATTTACACCATATTGTTCAATTAACTCATCATCATATATTGTTTGCCCTGCTGCTTTTACTTCACTACTTCTTAATGTTATTGCTGATATTGGTTTTACTTGATTATTTGGTTTGTTTTCAAAGTAACCATCTACCGTTATTGTTTCTGCTAAATTTTCATCTGCTGTAGGAAATTGTCTCTTTGTATATGTTACATCTAAATAAGGTTGCAAAGTATCTTCATCTTGAGAAGTAGTAATGATAGTTGTTCCATTGTAAGTATGAGCATTCTTAATAGCATTAAGTTGAGCTATTAGTGTAGGTGCTGTTATTTTTGTGTCTTGTGGTCTTGCCAAAATATACCTCAATATGACATTGTGTGTGCTTAGCCAAGTTTTAAAAGAAGTTGCTCCTGTTTGTGAATTATCACAAATATAAAATTTATAAGCCTCATCATTAAAATACCTTAACCTACAAGTACCATTTGTTAAAGTACCATAAGCACCATTTTCAACTGCTGTATAGTAATTACATATACAAGTTATTCCTTCTACTCTTAAATAATCAGTAATGTCTATTTGAAAAAATCTATTGCCTAAGTTATTTACCGCACTTCCCCAATTTTCACTTTCAGCACCTATAAATATAGTTTCTTTAACGTGTTCTTTTTTATACCACTCATCACTTCCATAAGGCTCATAAGTTAGAGCTATCGTGCCTTTATTAAGCATATACTTAACACTTAAATCATTTTGCACTCCTGACGCAATACTTCTCACTTTTATATATCTTGTTGTTGCCTCAGTTGTAAATGTTTTTGTATGATACCAAGCACCTCCCGTATGAGCTACAATAAATGTTTTGCTGTTATCATACTCATATATATAGTTTGCATAATCTAAATCATTGCTTATTGTATAAGTTGTATTAGGCAATACCTCTATAAAATCTTTTGAGCGTAAGCAGTCTGTCGCTGAGCCAGGTGCACCTGTATTGTTTCCAATAGTTCCTAATTCCAGTACGCTACTAAATAAGTTTTTCCCACTTGTCTCATAAATATAATCTTTTGATGTATTTATTCCAGCAAGGCTATAATCATAATCTGCTCCGTATTCTATGTATGGTGTAGCTATTGCTCCTTCATTAAACATAATGTCCCAATATTGTGTTTGTTCACCTAGTGTTACAGGTGTATTTGAGTTATTATAAATATAAAATCTATAATATGTATAACCTGTTAAACTTCTACTTAATTCATAAGTCTCGCCTTGTGTAGGGTTTTGATTACTTGCTCCACCTAGGTTTGTATAGGTAGTTCCGTCATTTGAGCCATAGCATTGTATAATCAACCAAGGTCGTCCATCAGTTCCTTTTACAACCTTTTTAGCCTTGAATGATAATGTATATGTCTTATTAGCGTCAAAGCCACTTCCAAACCAACGTGTATATTGTGCTCCATTTGTACTTATTGCCGTTAGTGTCAATACTCCATTTGTAACATTTACATCTATATTTTGTAATTGTCCAGCCGTTGTTGATAAGTCATTTATATTGAAATAGTTTTTATTTTTTAATGTTAGAGGCAACTCCTGTTTTTCGCCTTTTTCAAAATCCGTCTCAACACTTCCCTCCTCTAACATAGGCTTAAATAGTAAATTATTTGCTGTATAACCATTATATATTGTTATATAAAAACTATATGTATTTGAAGGGTTGTCTAAAGTATATGTGTAGCCGTTGCTAAAATATTGTCTATTGTCGTGCGTATCTATATTTTGTGTTCTAAAAGAGACATTGTAAGTTGAGGAGCTTCCTTTGTCACCATAAGCAATTCCATTAGATAGACGATATGTTCCTGCATAGATTTTCTCAGTTCTATTCGTTGTTCCATTCAAATAAAATTGTGCATTTGCACCTGTTGCCGTACCATTTACTAAAACAGAGCCGTCTCCATTTACTTTAAATGTTACGCCATTTATTGTCTCCTCATAACCTGCTTCATAAGCTATTACAAATAAGTTTTTCTTTGTTATTATTACATCTTTTTGCCCACTTACTAACTTGATGTCTTGTTTATAACTAGGATTAGGAGAAGCTATACCACCTACATAAGGCTCGTATGTATCATCTGTATTATCTTCACATAACATAGGGTATACTTTTACATTATCATAAGTTTTGCCCTTGTATATAAATAACCTTGTTCTTGTATTTCCACTTCCTATTGCTGTTTTTGTAGTTTTGCCATTATATGAAGCAAGTGCACCTGTAAATATAGTATCGTCTTTTATATATAATTGTAAATATGAAGAAGTATAACCTGTTACACCGCTTATTGTGTATGATTTTCCTTCAACAAAGTCTGTATAGCCTATTGTATAACCATAGTTGTTTGGATTTTCTTCTATATCTTCATAAGTACCATTTACGTTTATGTATTGCAATATATCATTCTCATATACAGGAGTAATTGTTACACCATATCTTGTAGTTTCACTTAAATTAGCAGAAGGCATTATGTTTTTCCCACTATATGTTTTCTGGCTTGTACCTCCATAGTATCTTATATCTTGTAAAGGGTATTCTAAATTAGTATTAAAACTAGCTAATTTAAAATTATTAACAGTAAATAATTCATCCTCGTACCAAGTAAAGCCAAAATATAATTTATTATCTTGGCCAATATATGCACAACTAAAACTCAATTTAGCAATACTCTTTAAAACAGTTCTAGGATTTTCACCATTTAGAAATGGATTCGCTAAAATAGGCATATCTGCATTTCTAAAATCAGTATTACCTAATTCAACTTCTACTTGTCTACAAACATCTTCTGCTAAACCAGCTAATGTAGTAGGAAATACTACTTCTGGTACATAAGGTTCATCTATATCAAATTTACACATATAATCTAAAGCAGTAAATGTAGTTTCTTCATTTACTTCTTCATTATTTGGTTTTTGAACTATAAAATTACCAAAATTAATATATTTATATTCGTTTCCAACTTTAGCACCTAAATGGTACTCAATATCTTTATTTTCTAAATCTAGTGCATTTTCTAAGTTGTTTAATTTAATTTTTAATTCACGCATAGAAGTAACGCCAATAAATTGACCATTTTCAGGATCAGCTTTCTCATCTCTGTATTGAGCATTCATTAAAAAATTGCTTTGATCCATTATTGTTGTACCATATTTTATGTATGCTCTAGTTAGCCCTTTTTTAAAAGCTTCTCTATCTTGTTGAGTTAATTCTTCGCCATTTTCTAATTTATACATTTTCGCCTCCTGTATTAATATTCGTGTAATTCTACAGTTTCACATTCTACCATCATTCTTCCGTGTGCCATATTTTTAAAAGTATATTTTAAATCAGTATGGTAAAATGTTCCTGTCTGGTATGAATCTGTCTCTGGATCATACCACTCTACAGTTAAATACATTTCATCTTCACTACTTGTTTCGCCCCTAAATGCTGCTTTATATGTTCTTGCTTGTTCTAATGTCATTATAGGGAAACTAATACTAATTACTGTAGGTTTATGCTCTAATTCTTTAACTACAAGCTTTCCACTTGCTAATACTTTAGTTTCTGTTACCTGTACTATTCTAGGATTTACATTGTAGCCTTCCCTTTTAATTGCAGGATTTTGAAATTTTTGTGTTCCTATTTTTATAAAATAATTACTTAAACTCATATTTTTTTCTCCTAAAATTATTATATCAAAAATAGAGGTGTATAACAATACACCTCTTATTTTTTATCTTCCAAATCTTTTATCTCTTATGCTTTTCTTTTTTGTTATTACATCTGTGATTTGTGTATCGCCTACATATACTAAAGTATCACCACCAAAGCTACTTCCCATTTCTTTAAATGCCTGTCTAAAAGCATTATATGAAGCTTGTGCTATACCTTCTGTTATTTGTGTATTATTTGCTACTACACTTCTATTTCCCATTGAACCAATTAACTCTGGTGCTCGTTCGTTTGCTATGAATAATTCTCCTTTATTTGGAAAACCACCTGTAGCAAATCTTCTTACACTAACCCAATCTATCATCATTTTAGGTAGCATAAGTGGTAAATTAAGAGCAGATAAAACACTAGCTAATGCTCCACTTATAGCATTGCCTACATTTTCAGTCCAAGAAAAGCTTGGTGTTTTAACATCTGCTTTTCCAATATTCTCTAAAGAAGTTTTCATACTTTGAGAATAACCATCGTATTTTTCAGATGCTGTTCTCATATCTGAAATCATATTTTTAGAAGTTGTACCCATATCTTTATCAATGTTACTTAAATAAGTACTCATATTTCCTGTTGCAGTATCAAATGCTGAATCTGTATTTCCAATATTGGTTTGCATATCTTCTAAATTATTTTTTGTATCAACAGCTAGGTTAGTATTCGTTTTTAATACAGCGGTTTTATAATTTTCCCAATCTGTTTCTGAAACATCTAATGTCTGTCTTAAATCTTCTGTTAAATAAATATCAATATTTTCAGAAGTTATTTGTGAAATATCATCTATATCTTTTAAATCTGCAACTACAAATCTTGATAATCTTTGAAAATCAGCTGACATAAGATCTGTACTATTTTTAGTTTCTTGTTGTAACATTGATATATGGTCTTGTAATAACATTGTTTTATCAGTTATAGCTGGTATTGTTTCTTCAAAAGCACCTTTAAAATCGCCTCTCATCATTTGATTCATAGCTGTAACAAAACCTCTTGTTATATCTACTACTGATACAATAATATAAGCATATTTAGTTATCCAACTTTGTAATACTGTATCTGTAAAGTTTTCTATACCAAATAATTTTCCTGCGGCATCCATAAAGCCTTTACCAATACCACTCATAAAGATATTTACTATTTGGCCAAAATCTAATTTTTCTACTTCACCATAGAATTTTTGCCTTAAAGTATCAAAATTCTCAAATCCCCATTTAATCATTGAAATAGTTAAAGCAATTTCTAATGTTGCTGCACCACCAATAATTCCTAATGCTGTTGAACCTGTAAATAATTTTACACCTAATCCAACTTCTAATGCACCTAAAAATTCTTTTCGCAGATCATCTGTTGTAATACCATCAAAAGTTGTAACGATTCCAATTCCAATAGCTAATACTCCTGCGAATTTACTTATCTTACCTAGTAAAGTTTCAGCCTCAAATAAATCTGGTAAAAATTTATTTCCTAATTTCCATAATGCTAATCCTGTTGCTATTCCAGCGATTATATCTCTTATCCAATATAATTTCTCACTAACTCCATCTAGCATACTTTCCCAATCGGCATATTGTTGTTTATCAAATAAATTTCCACCACCAGCACCACCAATGCCGCCACCAGCACCAGTATTGCTACCACTACCTGTATCGAAATTGATAACGTGTAAATTATCAAAATCTCTTATCATATTTTTAACTTTTCCAGAAGTATCTTCTGCTTGATCTCCAATATCACCTATACCTGCTGAAATTCCCACAAAGCCATCTTCATAAGCATCGAAATTTATACTTATTCCAAAGAAACCTGCTATTGCTTTTGCTAATGCTCTTAAAGCATTGGTTACTTTAATTACTAATGGAACTAAGGCCATTAATATTGGAATAAATACATTTCCAATTTCTCTTGCTAATAAACTAAATTGTGTTTTTACTATATTAGCTGCATTTGCTGGAGACATTAATGTCTTTGCATAATAACCCTGCATACCAGCTGTTTGCTGCATTATTTGAGTATATATTAATTCTGCTTTTTGAGCTGAAGTTAATGCAGATACCTTTTTATTGATTCCTGCTGCATTTAATGTTTCTTGTAATGAAGCATTATTTAAAGCAATGCCATATTTTGCTAATTGCTTTGTCTGACCTGCTAATGCTGAATTTATAGCATTCATTGTTGTAGAAACATCATCTTGATGTCCTGTTACTGCTGCTAAGTCATAAGCTAATTGTGTCATATTCTGTGTCATTTCTTTAGATTTTTCATTATTGATTCCCATAGTTTGTGTCATCAATCTAAATTTACTTGCTACATTGGCTACTTCGATACCATCTAAATATAAAGAATTTGCCCATTTATCAACCCAAGCCTGTGCTTCTGCTAATTCTCCATTTGTTTTATTAAATAAAGCATTAAATCTTGTTTGTGCCCCATAGGCATCGGCTGCATTTAAAGTCCAATCTTTTAATGTTTTTCCAATTCCTATTGCAGTAACTCTATAAGCATTTAAGGTTTTAGTCATTTTTTTAGTTGAACTTTCAAGCTCTTTATTTTCTTTATCTAAACTATCACTTGCTCCACTAAATGAACTCATACTGTTTGTTGCTTTTTTAATAGTATCATCAAGCTCTTGCATAGCTTTAACAACTTTTTCAGTAGTATCTGTTGTTGATTTATCTTCAGCTTCAAAATTAAGCAATACTTCATCTTCACTCGCCATTTTTCTCTCCAAACTGCTTCTTTAAAAATTTTACTAAATTAGTAAAATGAAGCTGAGCTTTTAATCTTTCATTTTCTATATGTTTTTGTTTTTCTTCTTCAGTTTCCTTTTCCTGTAATCCATAAGGCTTATCAGGATAAGGGCGAGGTTTTGTTCCCTTTTTAGCAAAGGCTTGTAATATCGGAGAAACATCAAGTAATGCTTCATAGAAATACAAGCCTTGCTTCCAGAGTTCATAATCTTTAATTTCTTGTTTTAATTTATAAGCTTCTCGATATGATCTTGCTAATCTTGGATTTCCGTGCCAAAATTCTTCTGAGCTCATACCTAACGCTAAATAATGTGGAAAATTTTTATAAAATATTTCAGTAAGGGAAATAATTTCTTCCTCGCTATTTATATTACTTCCCAGTTCTCGTTTCCCTCTTCTGAATCCATTAAACTTTGATATGTTTCACTAACCATTTCAAGTAACGCATTTGTCAACCCTTTTTTATTTTTTGTTTCTTCCCATATTTTATCATAATTAACTTTATCAAATTTATGATTCTTATAGAAAGCTGCTCTAAATAAAAGTGGTTGCATTGAAGCCATTTTACTAGAATACTCTAATAGTGAGAAACCTGATTTTTCTAGTAATTCTACACTAGCTCTATCAAATTCTAATAAATATTCCTTGTTTTCATATTTTAATTTTACCATAATATTATCTCCTTATTTAAAATTATTCTGTTACTGGATTTGTTGGTTTATTTTCCCAACTTGGTTCACCTGTTGGTGTAATATATGCTGTAGTTTCCAATACAGAGTTTACTTCCATTGCTGGTAATCCAGCATCAGATGGTTCTCCTTTGAAAAATACTGCTTTTGTTAAACCTGGTATTGTGATACAAAACCAAGTTGCTTTTCCAGCTGCTTTTGCTGTTGCAGCAGCAGAACATAATGTTTCCCAAGCATTTAAAAATACTTGTGTTAAATTGAAGTTAAATTCTAGTGATCCACCTAAATCTTTTAATCCTTGAACATATACCATATATGTTGTTTCATTTAATGTTGTTGCATCTAATGCTTCTGGTGAAGGGTTAAGAGATGGTGTAGATTTTACTCCAGGTAAATCAGTATAACCACTTGTTGGTCTTGTTCCTGCTGTTGTTTCTACAGCATATCCTAAGTGTACTCCAGCTGTTGTTAAATCTATTGGATTTGGCATTTTCTTTTCCTCCTAATCTTTATAAATAATATTTCTTATTATATCTAAAACTCCTGTATATCTCACAGAATATTGTAATATGGTATTATCTGATAGTACTGGCATTGGTGGTGTATTACCACTTCTAACCATTTGTAATTGAACTCCTAAAACATTATTAATCTTATCGCTCATAATTCTAATTGCTTCTGGCGATTGCATACTAGGTATATCTCGTGTATAAGCATTGATTTGATATGCTACATCACTAAATTCTTCACCAATATTACTACTATATTGTCTAGCTTCAGTATTTATCAATTCTTCTATTGTTATCATAGGATATTTTATTTTGGGATTTTTCTCATAAGCTTCTTTTATCGTTAAACCTTTAAAATCGCTTATGGTTGTTTCTCCATATACTATATCTTCTGAAAACTCTTGCTCTAATAATTCTTTTATATTACCAATTAGCGTTTTGATAAGTACTCACCTACTCTCTTTTTAATAATGCTTTGCATATTTTCTCTAATCTCTTTTTTTGCTTTAAAAACGTGCATACCTGCTGGGCGACCTTGTGTATATATCTTTTCGCCATTTAAACGAAAAGTCCAATATAATGTGTTTGGTGCTATACTTCCACCTAAACCATCATTTTTTTTCACAGATCTACCTTTGGTATTCATTCTTATAGTTGCTCCACTATTATACGCATTTAAACCACTAGGTTTTTCAGGGTGTGGATTCATTGCTCCCATAGTACCTGTTCCATATTCATCATATATCGCTTGTGCACCCCTTATTCCTATAGCTCTTTTTTCATCTACTACACTTAGTGGCTCACTTGTTATATATTGAGAATTTCCTAGACTACTACTTATTTCCTTTAAACCTACTTTTTTTAAATCTTCTATAATAGTATCTGCAAGTTCATCTATATTTTCTGATATACCTTTATATTTCTTTATAATATCTTTTATGCTTGTTTTTCCAAATGATATGCTAATTTTCATTATCATCACCACTTAATCTTTTAAGCATAACTTCGCCATTATTTAAAGTAATTATTGGAGAACCATCGACTTCATAATCTGCATCATCACACATTCCATTAAAATTCTCTAAATCAGGTGTTTTATATACATATACTCTATCTTTATTACCAAATAATTGACACTTTTCTACATTTCCTTTTATTCTAAGATATTTATTATATTCTACTCCAAATACAAGAACTTCACTATCACTACTAATTGGCTGCCAATCAACATATAATGGTTGTGGATTTCCATATTTAGTAACATTAGTTTCAGAATCTACATATTGTTTACATAAATATAATAATCTCTCATTTCTTTTAAGGGTATTCATATTCTACCTCGCTTTCGCTAATGGTACTATTCTTGATAAAAGTGCCTCTGGATATTCTCCTGCACTATCATAATGTCTTACTATTCCATTTTCATTATGTATCTTTTCTCCTTCTGCACCATACTTCGTTATACTTGCTAAAGCTAATTTTACAATTAATGATTTATATTTTACTTCAAAAGGAGTTGAAGGTGTAGCTTCAAATCTTCTACGTTCATTTACAGCATCAATAGCATCATCAATTTCCATTTCAATATCTTTTTGATTTACATTAAGTCCTCTACTTTGGCATTTAGTTTGTAAACTCTGTTGCATTTCCTCTATAATTTCTTCGTAATCCATTTTTTTACTACACCTTCCTTTATTAATCAATTAAATTCTTTTTAGGCTTATATGCTTCTTGTAAAGATACTTGTGAATAAGCTATATCTGGTTTAAATTCCAAGATTTTACCATTTTTTACAAGTTTTACATCATATTCATTGCCTATTTTCTCAACTTTTACTTCATTGAATCTATGATTAGCCAATACATAATATTTGCCATCAATTTCATATACCATATTAATTAATCCTCCTGTCTTTTTTAGGTTCTTCTACTTTTTTAGTTGGCTGTTCAACTTTTTTTGGTTCTTCTACCTTCTTAGGTTCTTCAACTTTCTTAGGTTGTTCAGCCTTTTTTTCACCTACAAGAGTATAACCTAATGGCTTAAATATGCTTTCAAAAGAGCTCATTGAAACCATAGTTTCGTGTGTTCCTTTTGCTATTTTTACCATTTTATTACCTCCTACTATTCTGTTACTGGTTCAGCTATATCTATGATAACAACTTTATCCATATTTTCAGCAGATGGTAAGCAAATTTCAGATACTTTTGTTACTTTTCTTACTGGATCAGTTTCTCTAGTTACTGTTATAGCAACACCTGTATCAACTATTGCTACATCAGCTTCTTTTGAACCTAGTAAATCAGCTTCTTCTGGAGTTGTTCCCATCCAAGTATATCCTAAGTTACCTTCTGGTAATAGAATTGCTACATCATCTGGAATAAAGAAGTTTGAAGTTCCATCTACATCTACATAGCTCTTATCATATAATGCTATGCTTGTAATTCCAAATTGTTCTGCAAAATATCTTCTTACATCAGCTTCGTTTGCATTTACTGTTCCGTTTGCTAATACATATAGATAATTTTTAATGTAGTTGTTTTTCATTAAGTTTCTAAATACAGATGTTCTCATAACCATTCTTGTTGGTTTAACACCAGTATTTGCTATTGCATCATCTTGTGCTGCAATTATATCTCCAGCTATATCAGCTGTTGGATCATTCCATCCTTTTACAACACTTCTCTTTTGCCAAGCAGCTAAATTATAATCATATAGATATTCTTGACCATTATTAGCAACTGCTATTGTTCCAGTTGTTAATAATTGCATTCTAAGAATTTCTCTTGTTACTGCTGCTGATTTGATTAATGTTGTGTTATCATCAAAAATTCTTCTAATTATTTCTTGTGCATATTGGATTTGGCTTTCACCTAATCTTAATAATTCTTGTCTTGTTTTTTCATCAATATCTAAGCTATCTTTGAAAAATGGCATTTCTGCTGACATTGCACCAAAACCAATTCTGTTTCTTTTTAACACTTTAGCATCAAATGCTGATAAGTGTAATGCAACTGCCTGTTGATTTGCTCCTTTAATCCATTTTAAATCAAGTCCTAATTTTTTTCTTGTAGGGAATAATTCATCACCTAAAAATGGTTTTTCAGATTTAGCTGATATTTTTTCATTCCAATATAGAGCTTGTGCTTTCGCTGTTATATATTCTAAAAAATTCATATCTTTTTACCTCCTAAACCTTACTACCTTTCATTACTGTTATTTTTGGTAATGCACCTAATACAGTTGAATTTAACATTTCTTGAACATCTGTATCAAGTTTTTCATAATCTATTACCCCTTCAATAACTAATGTTGCATTTTCTTCACCTGCTGTTACATCTACATCGTGAAGTAAAATACCTTGTGCATTTGCACCTGTTTGTTTTGTTAAAACTGTTTGTCTATTCATTAATACATCAGTACCACCACCTACTGGTGTTCCTGCTTTTAATATTTTTTTGCCATTTGCATCGGCATCTACGCCTGTATTTGTTACAATACAGCCAATTTCAACAGCTACTTCAGGAGCTATTAATATTTGTTTTTCATTTCCGTAAGTTGCTGTTTTTACTTTATTAACTGCTGCCATTTATTTTTACCTCCAATTAATTAAAATTACTATTTTGGCTATCTACAGGTTTTGGCTCTGAAGCTATTAGATTTTTTACAAATGCTTGATCTTTATCTAATGCTTTACCAGTTGCACCAATAATCTGTTTTCCCATATCTCCTAGAGATTCCTTAGTTCCTAATGCTTTTCCTTTTTCATAAGCATCTTTTACTAATTTCATTACATAAGAACTTGTCTTTGAAGCTACTTCAGAATCTTCA